TCAACTATCTCATCATAGTATTTGCCCAGAGCTTTATGCTGTGAGTAAGAATTGGTTGCCCAATGAAAGAAATGAGTATTAGTGCTGCTATGTAATAAAGTAGCAGCGAACATAGCGACATTTTGAGTTTCTTGCATAGGACACCTTTAAAGTTCATACAATTTTAGCACTTCTATGGCTTCTTGCACGGAATTTACCCTGTGTAATGGGCCGCCTTGCCAGTTGGCAAAAAGGGTAATTTGTTGCGGAGTTAGCTTTTTATCTGCACCATCTTTGACTTCCATTAAAATGGTTTGGTCGTTGTAGCAAACCAAAAGGTCTGGTATTCCACCACCTTGAGTATGTAAATGAAATACTTGCGCTCCATAATCTCGTAGCGTTTTAACCACAGCAACTTGATTTTTGTCAACTTTTTTTGCGTAAGCCATATTAATATGTTAGTGTTTAGCAACTTATAGTATAAGGGGAATTTAATGGCTGGTTATTATTTGTCTGACGAGGAATTTATAGCTGAATGGAAAACCATTGGCAGCCCTCAAAAGTTTGCATCAAAACACAGTATGGATGTGCGGTCTGTATATAACCGCAGGCGTTCAATAGAAACTAGGTTAAAAATAGAATTACCCACTTTTAATGACCAGCGAGTAGATATAACCAAGAAAATAGCCCAAGCCGAGGGACATACTCGCAGAGGGTTTGATTTAGAGTCTGGGCGAGTAATTGTATTTTCTGATGCCCATTTTTGGCCTGACATTACTACTACCGCATTTAAAGCATTATTAGAAGCAATTAAAGAATATAAACCTACTGCCATTATTTGTAATGGTGATGCCTTTGACGGTGCTGGCATTAGTCGTCATCCTCGCATGGATTTTGACAAACTGCCTACCGTTAAAGAAGAATTAGAAGCCTGTCAGGATTTCTTGGGGCAAATTGAAGATGTAGCTAAGGGCGCAAAAATGTTTTGGCCTCTTGGTAATCACGATATGCGCTTTACCTCTAATGTAGTCAACTTTCTACCAGCCTTTGAAGGTGTGCCAGGGACTTCATTAAAAGAATACTTCCCTAAATGGCAACCTTGTTGGTCTGTATGGATTAACGAAGATGTCTGCATTAAGCATCGCTGGAAAGGTGGTTGGACTGGCGGCAGAAACAACGCTGTCAATTCAGGTGTTTCAATGGTTACTGGACACACTCATGTATTGTCTAGTATTCCTTATAATGACTACAACGGCACACGCTATGGCGTTCAGACAGGCACACTAGCTGACCCTAATGGGCCACAGTTTAATTACACAGAGGACACTCCTAAAGATTGGAATAGTGGCTTTGTTATGTTGACCTTTGAGCGTTCAAAATTACTTCAACCAGAAATGGTCAGAGTATGGGGCGAGGATGAAGTAGAGTTTCGTGGAAAGATTTATGGCGTATGAAACTTACACCAGCCATACTTAAAAACTTATACAGCGCAATTTACTGTATGAAGCCTTTTGACAGGTGGGCCATGCCTTTGCCTGAAGAAATACATTTTGTTGTAGATAAAGACCCAGATGTAATGGGTAGTTATTTATACGATGACGGTGGCGACCATGAGCATACGATTACTATTTCTTCTGCTCGATGCGGTCATCTTGATACTGTAATTCGTGTTTTGTGCCATGAATGTATACACATGAGCCGTCACAATACAAGCAAATGGACTCATCACGATAAGGAGTTTCGTAATAGAGCGCTCCGTATTTCGTCTGAATTGGGGTTTGACCCTCTAGAATTGTAGGCTTATCCATACGGCTATTATAGGCAGTAATATCACAAGCACACCAAAAGCTAAAAAAATGTCATTCACTCATTGACCTTTCCAAGTTTTTGATTGACTCGCTCCAACAACTCCTCCTCGGTAATCCCCCATTTATTTGCAAAACCTTTGTGACCCAATCCGTGAACACCACTATTTCCCCTATGGTGTTCTGGGCATAATGGGATGACAGGGGATGCAGACCGTTTACCTCCATGCCTGCGGATATGATGGAGTTCTGACGGAGTGCCTTCAAACCCAAGGATGGTGGAACATAGAATACATCCGAGTTCGGCAATCTTGTTAAGAGCGTTCTTTTCATTTTTTGTAGCCATCAGCTAGTTCGTACCATAATTTATAAAACTCTTTAAATGAACCAAAGCCTACGCCAGATTTAAATGCTTTGCCGTCTATGGTGTATTGCCAAAACTCTTGAATGTTTGTGCCTTCATCAGTATCACCAATGATAACGACAACCATAAACTTTGGAGTAGCTGCCAATGCTTTTAATAAAATCTTTTGACCTTCACTCATTTTTTCGCCAGGTCGCTTCCATTCCATAATTAGAAAGTGACCATTGCGTTCTGCTATACCATCTACATTGCTTGGTAAAAATGCAGGGTTTGACTCAATCACACCTTTGAAATCGCCATAATCGGTGTGAGTGGCAAACATATTGCGCATTAACTTAGCCATTGGTCTTTCAATGCTCTTACGCTGGCTAATTCAAGTTGTATGGTTTCATCAGCTAATTCATGGGCTAATTTAGTAGCTCTTTCAAAGTTACCTTTCAGGGTGGCTATATGGTAGGCTTTGAGCAGCCTTTGAATGTTAAGGTATGGTTCGCAATAATCTTTCATCGTGTCATCTTTTCTATGTTTCTGTTACTGGCTTCTTGGCTACGCCATGCTTCAAAACGCATTTTAGCCGCTTCTAATTGCCAGCGTAACGCTTCCGCCTGTTCTGTAGCGCTTCCAATTGCTTTGCATAAATCTTGGTAGTCTTGCGAGCGATAAGCCTCTCGTTCTTGAGCGCCCAAAGACTGTTCGTCTGTTTGCGCCATTTTAATCGCCTTAAGAGAACTTTTAAAAGTTTCAAGTTGCGCCAATTCGCCTTTTGCTTTCGCATATAGCGGTGCGGTCTTGAATATGAAATCAATTGCATCATTAGGGTCATAGTCTTTCATTTAAGCACCAAATAATAAAGTTTGTGTTTGAACATTTCCACCAGAATCATACTTTTTACTATCGCCTTTAGGGTATGGCTCTATTTTGTATTTAAGCAATTTATTCATTTCTTTTTTTTGTTTTTTATCGCCATGAAAAAATATATATCTGTGTTTTCTACTTCTTTCTGTGTAATAAAAATCATCACCATATTTTTCTTTAATGCTTTCTAAAGTCATTCCATCGCTAATAGTTTTGCTATGTTTATGCTCTAAGCCTTTTACGGTCCAATCCACTCTATTTGCAGAAAGCCCTGTATAAATAAAATTGGTGGCTTGGTAAACATATCCTACATGGCCTTGGCCCATGTCAGCGTAAGAAACAACAATAGTAGGTTTTGGCAATTGTTTTATAGAATTTGCAACTAAAAAACTTGCTTGATTTTTAGCGTTATCCATCAAACAAACTCTGTTTAACTCTAAAACTTTATCGGCATATTCTTTTCCGCAAATTCCCATACATAAAGAAGGGCTTGCTGGTATTCCATAAGTAACTACGCCAATGAGTTGATTGTTTTCATAAAGACCATACGAAAACATAATTTGTGGAATTCTTTTTGCGTAATGTTTTTCAAGCAACCAAGGCGCTACTTCTTCATTTTTAATTGGCAACACAATCATTTAAGAGAAATCCATAAACCAATTTGAGCAAACGAATAACCTATCCAAATCATTGCGTTAGGTATTGCGCCTTTTTTTAATTGCAATAAACCTACAATTAAATACCCAAATCCTGTTGCCCCAACAATGTATTTTTCCAACATCCCAATTCCCCTTTGTTACCTAATTTGAATTGCTCATAAAAATCATCCCAAACTTTTTGAGAAAATTTTGTTTTTTGAATATAAACTCTAAATTCTTTTAAACCCATTTGATAACGATATTTTATGAGTTGTCTTACAGCGCACTCATGCCTAGCTTGCTCATACATTTTGCTTTGAGGCTTGCATAGGTGTCATAGCCATTACCCATAATTCCAAGCTCTCTAGCTTTAGCTTCAATGCCTTCATTGCTAAACATCCATTCTTTAGATTCTTTTTGTTTCTTAGGTTCAATTATTAATTCATCTTCCCATCGCTCTTGGTTTAGCCAAGTAGCAGGATGGGGGATAAATTCTAACTCGGTTTCTTTTGCTCGCCAGTATTGGCAATGTGTGTCAATAGCTTTTGCAGCCATAAGTTGTTGCTCTGCTGACAACTTGCCCCAGGCTTTTCTTGCAACTGCTTTAGCAATCTTTCGTGGATATAAAGACCAGAATTCATCAAACATTCCTATGATACCTATTTAAAGGATTAGTCAACATTGATTTTAAAAGGTCATCAATAGTAAAAAACCATTGAATTTCTTTCATGCCATCATGCGTATAAATTGTAAAACTCATTGTAAAACACGAGGACTGCTTGGTGTTGATGGGCTAGGCGGTACTGTATAGCCTGTATTACCAACAACGCTTTGTGTGTAACCATTTGGTGTCGTGATAACGACTTGATTAGGATATATTGTAGCAGTCTGAGTGGTGTAACCCATTGGGTTTACAAACTGTGCTGTGTTGCCGTTTATTTGGACAGTACCCATGTTATAACCTTGTGGGCTAGTTACTGGATAAGTTTGCGCTTTTGCTGGTACGCCATAGGCAAACATCACGCCAAATAATGCACCTAATAAACAACTACCGATAAAGTCTTTCATTTAATTCCCCTTAAATGTCACTCGATATTGAGTAGATGTAGTTTGCCCAATAGTCTTTTAAGAGTCTATTAGTATTTATCCTTAGTTGTTTAAATACCACTCCCAAGAGGTTTAAGCACACCTAGCCTACCTAAGCGTGCCTTCAGAGTTATCCCATTGAGGAATCGCCCACCCACCAGTCGTTCATGGAATCGGCACTAGCTTCGCCACCGATATTGCGCTGTTTCATCCATTACCCCCAGTAGCGCTTTTAATCCTATTCCCTGGTATGTCGTTAGAGCCTCGAAATAGGAAGGTGATTCTACTACAAGTATTTGCTCATGTGAAAATCTCCATGAAAACCAAAGGTTTGCAAGTTTGACAACTCTCTTTCGTAAGAAAAATATCTTGCTAATTCCTCTGGCGCAAACTTAATTCCATT